CCGCCGCTGATGCAGGTGGCTTTCCTGAACGCGCAGCACTGGGCCGAGTCCAGCGACCAGGCCAAATCGGTCCGGTTCGCTCGGGTGCGCATTGCGGCCATCGTGGGCGGCGACGCCGAGGAAAAGATCACCGTCGGGTCGGATTATTTCCTGCGGCTGCCGGCCGGCGCATCGATCGAGATCGCGCAAGGATCGGCCGAGGCAGTCGGAATCGGCCGATCGGAACTGAACGTACTCGAAGAGCAGATGCGCCAGTCTGGCGCCGAACTGCTGGTGATCAAGCCTGGATCGATCACAGCGACCCAGGTCGCGACCGAGAACGCGGTGGGCATGTCGGCACTCCAGGCGATGGCCGCGCAGGCTGAGGACGCTTTCGACGCAGCCCTGCAGATCATGGCCGACTGGGTCGGTCTACCGCAGGGCGGGCACGTTTCGCTGTTCGACGACTATGGCGCGCAGACGCTCGCCGAGGCGAGCGCCGAGCTGCTGTTCAAGATGAACCAGGCCGGCAAGTTGTCGGACATCACGACGCTGGACGAAATGAAGCGCCGCGGCGTGTTGGCGGCCGAAGTCGACTCGGCGACCGAGCGCGAGCGGATCGCAGAGCAGGGGCCGGCGCTGGGCACCATGATCGACCCGCCGTCCGCGCCGCCTGTGCCACCCCACCCCGAGGACGGATCGACGGCTGATCCGGTGGCCTGATGGCCGACAGCGTCAATGAGCTCCTGGCTGACGCGGCGATACACCACGCGGTGGACCTGGCGCAGTACAGCACGGGCGTGGTCAGGCGGATCATTGCGCTGCTGAATCGAACGGATGCCGACCTGTTCGCGCAGCTGACCGCGGCGCTCGGGCAGATGGATGCCGAGTCGTTCACGGTCGAGCGGCTGGAAGCGATCCTGCAATCCGTGCGCTCGCTCAACGCCCAGGCGTATCAGCGGGTCGAGATGGCGCTGACTGCGGAACTGCGCTCGTTCGTCGAGATCGAATGGCCATACCAGCAGAACCTGTTCCCGTCGGTCGGGATCACGATGCAGCTGGGCACGACGGTCTCGGCAGCGCAGGTGTACTCGGCCGCCATGAGCCGCCCGTTTCAGGGCCGGCTGCTGTCCGAGTGGTCGAAAAGCATCGAGGCCGACCGCATGGTGCGAATCCGCGATGCGATCCGGATCGGGTTCGTCGAGGGCCAGACGAGTGACGAGATCGTCAAGCGCATCAGGGGCACGCGGGCCAAGGGCTACGCGGACGGGATCATCGAGATCGACCGGCGCAACGCCGAGGCGGTTGTGCGTACTGCGGTGCAGCACACAGCGGCCGGTGCGCGGGATGAGATGTTCAAGCAGGGCGCCGATGTGATCAAGGCGATCCAGTGGAGCAGCGCCTTGGACGGGCGGACCACGGAGCAGTGCAGGATTCGTGACGGGAAGCAGTACACGCCCGACGACCACAAGCCGATCGGGCACAAGATCCCATGGGGGGCGGGCCCTGGGCGTCTGCATTGGCGCTGCCGATCTGCAGCCGTGGCGATCACCAAGAGCCTGTCCGAGATCACGGGCATCCCTGGCCTGCCAGAAAACCCGGTCGGCATGCGAGCGAGCATGGATGGCGCCGTGCCGGGCGACACGACCTATGGCGAGTGGATCAAGAAGCAGTCCGCCGCGCGCCAGGACGAGATCGTCGGGCCGACGCGGGGCGCGCTGATGCGGTCTGGCAAGTTGCCGTTCGACAGCCTCTACACCGACCGCGGCGAGTACCTGACGCTCGACCAGCTCAGGGAGCGCAATGCGGCGGCTTTCAAGCGGGCAGGGGTATGATTTACGCCCCATGCCGAAATTCGAAGTTATCGACGGCACCGCCGCCCCGGACACTCCGGCCGAGCGGGTGCGCAAGCGCGTTCGGGCGATCGGCAAGCCGCCGGCCATGATCCAGTGCCACCGTTGTGGCGGGCGCGAGGTCATCGAGGCCAAGATCGGCATGGTCATGAAGAACGGCAGGGCCAGCGGCGGGACGAAATCGATCCTGTGCGCCACCTGCCACAGAAACGGCGAGCGTGTAGTCCTCGCCTGAGCATCACCCACTGAACACCTGAAGGCCCGCCACTGCGCGGGCCTTTTGCGTTTCTGCGGCCCGCAAAGCGTGGTCGTTTTCACTGGCCGATGGCCGCCACCTGTCCAAGGGACAACCCTCCATGTTCAAGAAGCATCCCCCGTTGATGGCCGAGGCCGACGCTGGCACTACTGGCGCCGGCACAGCAGCAGCCCCAGACGTTCAGGCTCAGATCGACGCAGCGGTTAGCGCCGCCGTGGCCGGACTGAAAGCCAAGAACGGCGAACTCCTGGGCTCGTTGAGAGAGTCGAAGGAATCGCTGAAACGGTTCGACGGAATCGACCCCGATGCCGTGCGCAACATCATCAGCAAGTTCGCCAACGACGAAGAAGCCGCGCTGATCGCCAAGGGCGAGATCGACAAGGTTCTGAACAATCGGACCGAGCGCATGAAGGCCGGTTTCGAGAGAGAAACGCAAGCCGAACGAGCCAAGCGCGAAGCGGCAGAAGCGCGCGCGGCCAAGTTCAGCAAGCGGGTTCTCGAAAACGGCATTCGAGCCGAAGCAGCGGCGGCAGGACTGCATCAGTACGCCATCGAGGATGCGCTGTACCGGGCCGGCACGACGTTCACGCTGGACGACGAAGGCAACCCTGCCGCGGTCGAAGGCGCGTTCGGCAAAGACGGCCGCCCGCTGACGCTCAAAGAGTGGTTCGGCGACATGAAAGAGAAGGCCCCGCACTGGTTCCCCGCGACGGCGTCTGGCAGTGGTGCCAGCGGCGGCGGGGGCGGTGCACCCGGCCAGAAAACGATGACCCGCACCCAATGGGATGCCGCCCCGGCAACCGAGCGCATGGCGTTCGCGAAGGCCGGCGGAAAGGTCACCGACTGACCGGCCAATTCAACGGCACGCACGGCCCGCAGACGCGGGCCTTTTTCATTTTAAGGACTCGCAGTCATGGCAAACGTACTGACCAACCTGGCGGCCGACATCTACAAAGCCGCCGACATGGTGGGCCGGGAGATGACCGGCTTCATTCCCTCGTGCACGATCAACGCGGGGTCCGAGCGCGCCGCGCTCAACGACACCGTGCGCAGCCACTTCACCCGAGCGGTGAGCGTCGGGACCATCACGGCCGCGATGACCATCCCCGAGGGCACCGATCAGACGGTGGACGCCAAGTCGATGACGATGGACACGACCGCGTCGGTCAAGATCCCGTGGACCGGCGAGGATATGAAGCACGTCAACAACGGGTCGGGCTTCGAGACCATCTACGGCGACCAGATCCGCCAGGCCATCCGCGCGATCGTCAACCAGATCGAGGCCGCGCTGTGGAGTGCCGCCTACAAGGCGTCGTCCCGCGGCTACGGTACGGCCGGCACCACGCCGTTTGCGTCCGACTTCGGCGCGATGGCGCAGATGCGCAAGATCCTGGTCGACAACGGCTGCCCGATGGACGGCAACATCACCGCGGTGGTCAACACCTCGGCCGGTGCGAACCTGCGCTCGCTGGCGCAACTGCAAAAGGCCAACGAGGCAGGCGGCGTCGAACTGCTGCGCCAAGGCACCCTGCTCGACCTGCAGGGCATCATGCTCAAGGAGTCGGCTGGCATCAGCACGCACACCAAGGGCACGGGCACCTCGTATCAGCTCTCGGCCGCTGGCGTTGCTGGTGACACCACGATCAACGTCGACACGGGCAGCGGCACGCTGCTGGCCGGCGACATCGTGACCGTCGCGGGCACCTCGCACAAGTACGTCGCCAACACCGCGCTGTCGGGCGGTGTGTTCACGATCGGCGGGCCTGGCCTCATCACCGCCGAGGCGGACAACGACGCGATCACCATCGGCAACGACTACACGCCGAACGTCGTGTTCCACCGCAACGCGGTCGAGCTCGCCATCCGCCCCTACGCGCAGCCGGTGGGCGGCGATGCGGCGGTCGATGCGATGGTCGTGCAGGACCCCTGGTCCGGCCTGGTCTTCGAAGTGCGTGCGTACAAGGGCTACGGCAAGGCGATGTTCGACGTGCAGTGCATCTACGGCGTGAAAGCCTGGAAGCCCCAGCACATCGCAACGCTGCTCGGCTGATGGCCGCCCGGGCTGGGCAGCAGTGCCCGGCCCGCTCTCAGGAAGCAAACACATGAACGACGAAAACACGGCCACGGCCACGCAGGCGGGCGCTGGTGGCGCTCGCGCGGTCTCGCTGGTGCCAATGTCCCGCGAACCGTGGGAAGCCAACGGCGGCCCCGTGGCGTGCGACGTGCACCCGGATGAGGTCGAGAACTATCGGCGCGGCGGGTGGAAAGTCGTCGTGCAGGCCAGCCGCGCAGCGCCGGACCGAAAGGGCGGGAAATGACCACGCAATACCGCAAGACGCCGGATGCGCCGGCCACGCATTTGGAAGCCGTCACGCCGAGCGACTCGACCACCTACGATCCGCCGCTGCGCGCGCTGTTCGTGGGTGGCGCCGGCAATCTCGCGGTGATCGCCGAAGACGACGCCGCGGCCGTGACCATGACGGGCGTCCCCGCGGGCTCTTTGGTGCCGGTGATGGTCAAGAAGGT